ATTCACATATGGACCAGCAAAAGCTGCACCAGCGAGAAGGAATGGAGATGCTGCTACTGCAGCGATTGTTGATTTAATAGACATTTGTTTATGTTTATATCTCGCAAGGACACAAAAATACCCTGCGGATGATAACTCTCTCGACATAGAGAGTTGTTTTTGATCCAACGCAGGGGTACGATAATTTCGAGTCCTTTGTTAAGAAGTATTTATAATACTATGAGAGTGTGATAACCGTCAAGTGGCTTGTGACAGTTCACGAATTGGCACAAGCTTAAGGAACTGTTCATTCATATTATAGAACAACTTATAGTTCTCAGTAGTCAAATAATATCCTATGATCTCATTGCCATCGCAATGATATCCATATCCTTTTAGTTTTTCATTACAACCATCGATTTTGAGTGTCCTATTAGGATTTTCGAGGTAGTGATGAAATTTTTCGTCAAGATTGATCATCGTTTACCTCCTTTAGTAGTGTCTCGCAGTATTCAATCACCTGTTCTCTGTACATTATGAGTTCATTATAACAGTTCTGATTGTGTGCACAACTCCTGAGTTTAGTATCAGGTTTGTGTAGACTTTCCAACAGAAGGGTCAGTCCCCTCTGTTTCTGTTCCTTTATGCTCATCCTGGACAGTTTGTGTTGGTTTCGTTATATTATATAGCGTATTGTCCAATCTTGCAACCTCTGCTAAGGGACTTTTAAAATATCTCCTTATTTTCTTAAGTTCTTTGTTCATTTTACTCTGATCTCCATCTGCTCTCTTCAATCCTCTGTTGATTGCTTGGAGTTCCATTGTTGACTTTAGTAGTCTCCTATCTGCTGCATCCATTAATCTACCTCCGTTGCTAGGATGTCAAACCACCTCGTTTGAGTTGGTACATAGCTGTTTTGATTACTATACCACACCTGACTGTTTTTGTCGTGCATTGACTGATAGATTGCATACCTAGCGTTACGTTGGAACCTTGCGTTGGTAGCATCTCTTACCTGTACCTTCTTAGGTAGTCCAGTCTGCACTGGGAAGTATGGTGAGTTTGGTTCCTTACCATTAGTATATTGCAATCTTTCAGGTGGCCAAGAGATCTGTTGTATGTGTCCTTCAGCATACCTCTTACCATAACTTGTTACTGAGTGGATCCTTATGTTACCAAACCATCCATACTTCTTAAACTTATATGTATCACCTGCTTGATAGTACTCTTGTCTGGTAACTCTTATACGTAATCTATATTCCAATCCATTCTTCTCCCTATAATCTGTAAAGAATAGGACATCATTACCTAGGAGAGATTGTTGTAACCAATATTGATGGAAGGACTCTGCCTTACCTGTCTTATACCTAAAGAAACTAGCAAAGATTGAATCCATATTAACTACGAACTCATTAGTCTGTACAACCTGTTGATCTACAACCAATGTATCTAACTGTCTCGGTGTTGATTGATCTCTCTCGTGTGATGCTTGTATCTTAAGGTCTTGAATCCTACCTTGTGTACTGCTAGTTGCAGGACATTCAATATCATTGATACCTGTTACCTTCATACCTAGGTAGAAAGATCCATAATTATCATCATCATCCTCTGGATACTTACCAACAAATAATTTACACTCATCATCAACATAGTATCCACCTTTACCCCAATCAATTACCTCAACTAACTCCCAGTCAGTCTCACCGTTATCATCATCGTGCATTGTCCACTGAAGTTTAACTGTGAAATCATAGTCACCAGTTGTAATAATATATCCTGTGTCACCATTGTTCAACTGCCAAGTAGGTGTACGTCCTATAACTTTCAACTCATTGGTCTGGTATCCACCACGTACTTCAAGTACATTGTTCTGAACTACCTGATTAGTAAGTACAGTAGTGTAATTCTCTTTGGTTACTTCATTGTCACCATCATCTTCGAAGTTATACAACTGAATACTATAAGGTAAACCACAAGGTTCTGTTGGTTCGTGTGTTGCTAGGTTACCATCATTCTGTGCAGGGTTATTAGTTCTGTAACTACTTGACTGAGTTATCAACAATAACTCCCAAGTGTTTAGGAACTTCTTAGTACTAGCATCCCTTAATGACATAGCAGGTGTGACCCTACCATTATAATGTCCTGAGTCTATAGAATCTAACTTCCAAGTGATACGATCACCTTTAATAACACTAAAACTATGAAGAGGAGTTCCAATCTTCTTCCACTTACTTACATCTTCTTGCTTCGTATATATTTGAGTACCATTCTTATGAAGTGACCAAGTAAATTTAGTACAGTCACCCCAACCACCTGTCATACCACCGTGTGATCTGATCTCTAGGTCTGCATCCTTAAGTGCAGTAACATTCTGTGTGGTTGCCATTTTATATGCAACAGTACCAGTACAAGCAGAACATCCATAGTCATTCTCTTCTTGCATTGCTCCACACTCAGTCCTTGTCATCGAACAGTTAACAAACTGTTGATCAAAGACTCTTTCTTCACACTTATCAACAGCAGTGATGTCCTCATAGACTGGGTTGGCATCTCTATCAAAGACATAGCATTGTATTCCTTCATAAAGATACTCACTATCTCCATAACGTAAATGATATGACTGTTTCATATCATTATAATCATCGTCACCATTTAATAAGTCTTCCCAATATTGCCAAGTTCTATCAGGCCACTTGGTCATATCTTTACCACCAGGATTCAAATGTTTTTGTGAGAACCAAGTATTATTATTCTGTGCAGATCCACTCTGATCTACTCTCCACCCACCATTAAGGGTACTAAAAGTCACTGCATCACCACGAGAAGTTCCACGTCCATCTCCGTCAGGTATCATAAAGAATCCTAATTTGCAAGGGATGTATTGATTCAGTTCATCAGATGGTACTTTGTAAGTGAACGTACCACTAGCATCAGTTGCGTTCTCTAGTATAACTCTACCGTGTACAGGTTCATCGTTAGCATTACAAAGATAGAATCCCATTGTGTTGTCATAACTTGCTGATCCCTGTCTACAATTAAAAGTAAAGTTTAGATAGGTCTCTGCCTTACTTGATAGCATATAATATCCTTCCTCTAGGTTAGCTTCAATAGGAGGACCACCGATAGGAGTCAGAGTATACATATGATCTTGACTTTCAGGGGAGTAATACCTATAAAGAGCCACAGGAGTTTCTCCATCCATCATTTCTGAGATCATATCCTGTTTGTCTGTGAACCCGTAGAACATTATCTCATCCCGTGCACCGAACCCTTGAGCATCCATCGTTGCTTTCTCACCAGCTGGGTCAGTGGTAAGCATATGATCTACTGCTTGAGATGAGTATGACACGTACACAGGGAACGCACCACGTGCCTGTTGCACGTTGTGTGCATAGAACATAGGTGTACTATTCTGTATGTACCCAGCTGGGGCTGTCGGGCTCAAGCTGTACATATGATCAGAAGATATGTTGCTAGATAAAATACTAAACCTACCGTTAACATCAGAACCGTGTCCATCTCTGAATACGACAGTCTTATTAGTACCATACTCTTGATTCACCTCAATATTATATCCACCAGTGGGGTGTAAACCTCCATAAGTTATTGGATAATTTCCTGCGGTTAATGAGAGAGTCTTTGTCGTCTTTCCACGGGTACCTGAACGGGTAAATGTAGTACCATCAACAGTGATAGTATCTACTGCAGTACCAGCAGTATACTCTTGATCTTTCCATCTATGCTCCAAGGTACAGAGACAAGTACCACTACCTGTTACTGTAATAGTATCTTTGTCACTAAAACTAGCAGTAGCTGTAGGAGTAGCACCTAAAATGTGTTCGTATACTGGTACTCTATCTGTTACACAATCCTGTATACATATTTTCTTTGTCGTACCAAACATTGAAGATGGTACAAATGAATCGCAGTCTGCTGCTGGTGGTTTCCAAGCACCACCAACGTAAGGTTTAAAGACACACTTTAAATGTTCTTTAATACAATCCTCTAAGTCAGGGTTCTTCTCGTGTTCACAAGATATCTCTTCACCATTCTCACCGTAACATATGTTAGGGGTACCTGGATTGTCTGTTGTTGGTATTGTTAATCTTATCTTGTCTATAGTTGGTGGTGGCCAACCGTGTCCAGTTAGCTCAGGTAATATGAAACTCCAATCAATTTCAAATGTATCATCATCGTCATCGTCATCATCGTCTTTAAAGTTTGGCTTCCTAGGTGTGAGCTGACCGTAACACTGTCCAATAAGATCTTCGATGACAGCATTAACAGTATTAGGTGCAGCTCCACCACCAGGTGCACCAACAGGACCTCCACCTGACGCAACGGGTTCAGCACTTTCTACTACGTCATCAGGATCACAATTTTGTTCAAACCAGGCGTTATTACCAGACATTTACACTGTTTTACTACAGGTATTTAGTCTTCTGTTGGAAGGTTAAAAACAAATACCCACGTGACTGCTAAAACCATTATAGTTAGTATTCTAATATTTTCCCAGTTAACTACAATCATCTTGCACCTACTCTTGGATCGCTGTCTGGTACTTCGTGGGGATCCATCTCTCCTTTTGGTAAGTAAGCAAGCTCACGCATAGCCCTAACTGAGGGATCAGTTGTAACATTAGTGGGCAGTCGTCCAAGAGCGACATTATCATAGTTAAGTTGGTGTCTGTCA